TATGCATTTTTTGACTGTATTATTGATGAAAAAAGTAATAGATATCTATCAGAAGATTATGCTTTTTGTAGATTATGGCAAAAAATAGGTGGCAAAATCTTCGCTGATGTAATTAGTCCATTAACTCATTATGGAACTTATCCATTTAAAGGAAATGTATGGACTAAATTTAATATAGAAGGAGCAGATAACAATGCCAATGACATACAGCAGTCTAAAGACTGATATTCAAACTTGGGCGGAAAACACAGGTACAGATTTTACTAATCAATTAGATACATTTATTGATAATACACAAACTAAATTATCTAGAGAAATAGATCCAGTAGGTTTTAATCAAAATGTAACTTCTTCTATGTCTTTAGGAGATAGATTTGTTACTCTTCCATCATCTATAGAACCAATGTTAATTAATTATTTAAATATAATTGTTAATGACGATAGAAAATTTTTAGAAATAAAACCTATAGAATATCTTCAAGAATACTGGCCTGATTCTTCTTTGACTGATGAACCACGATATTTTGCTAATTTTAATGATACTACATTGTATATTGCTCCTACTCCAAATCAAGCATATACTATGGAATTAGGATACCAAGGTAAAATTAATCCATTATCTAATACTAATACAACTAATTGGTATACTGAAAATGCTTCTGACGCTTTATTATATGGTTGTTTATCTGAAGCAAATCTCTTTACAAAAAACATGGAAGACTATAATATATATAAACAAAAGTATGTCGAAAGTGTGGCTGCTATAAATAATGAAGCTCGTAGAAGAAGAAGAACAGACTACAAGTTTCCAGGTAGTCCACTAGGCGAGAATACATTAACTGGAGGACAATAAACATGGCTATATCTCAAGCGATAACAGTGTCGTTTAAGCAAGACTTAATGTCGCCTGGCGGAAACTTAGAAGCTCAGACATTGAAGTGTGCACTTTACGATAATACTGCAACTCTTAACCAAAATACTGCTGCATACATTACTGCGAATGAAGTATCAAGCAGTGGTACTAACTACACAACAGGCGGTGCTACATTAACTAATGTTGCAATTTCTACAGATGGAACAACTGCAATTTTTGATGCAGATAATGTTTCTTTTGCTAATGCAACTATTTCTGCACAAGCTGCACTAATCTATAATGCAAACAATAGTAATTCTTCTATTTGTGTATTAGATTTTGGTGGTGTAAAAACTTCTACTAACGGTACATTTGAGTTACAGTTTCCTAACGCTGACGCAACGAACGGCTTAATCAGAATAGCATAAGGAGATAAATCCTTATGACAGCATCTGTAGGATGGAGTAGAGACACTTGGAATTCTGGTGCATGGAATGAATCACCAGATGCAGCAGCTGTTGTAACTGGACTTCAAATTCAAGCAAGCTTAAACTTTGGATTAGGTTGGTCTAGAGAAGAATGGAATACCGGTGCATGGAATGAAGGTTTAGGTGGTTTTGTAATTGGTGATGGTAATATTTTTGTAGAAGATGGTCAAGGATTAACATCTTCTATAAATAATGTCTCTGTTACTGGTTCATCACCTGTAAGTATATCTGGTGAACAATTAAATATAAGTCAAGGTGAAGAAACTGTTATTGGAACAAGTATTGTTCAAGCTACAGGAGAACAACTTACTTCAACAGTAAATACTTTTGCTGTAACTGCAAATGGCGCTGTAACTATAAATACTCCTACATTTGAAGCAAATGTAGAAGTAGGAAGTGTTACAACTGGAACTGCAAACTTAATAGAAATTGTAGGAGAGGATACATCTATTTTATTAAATAATGTAACTACTTTTAGTGAAAACATTATAGATATTACTGGTCAAGAACTTACTGTTACTGCTAATAATATTACTATTTCTGCTTCTGGCTTATTTAATATATCAGGTCAAGAATTGACTTCAAATCTTGGTAATATTACTCTTGAAACACAAAACTTTTTAAATATCAATGGAAATCAAATAAATATAACAGCCGCTGATCTTAAATTTTGGGATCCTATATTACCAACTAATACTGAAACTTGGACTAATATTCACTAGACAAATGACTACAAATATATATTATTTACAATAATTAAATTAAGGAGTATAAGAAATTATGCCATCAAGTTTTACATCGAGATTAAAATTAGAAAGACAAGCATCTGGAGAAAATTCAGGAACTTGGGGTAATCTAGTAAATTATGTTTTAAACAGAGTAGATGCTTCTGTCTCAGGTTATCAAGCAGTTAATGTTGCAGGTTCTGCTAATGTAACTTTAACATCAAATAATTCAACAAGTAATACAGATGATTCAACAACAGATGACCAAGTACATAATGCTGTACTTGAATTTACAGGTGCATTAACAGGAGATATTCATGTTTTTACAGATGCAGTAGAACAAAATTATACAGTATTTAATAACACAACTGGATCACAAACATTAACATTTAGTAATACAGGTCATGCTGCAAATGGAGTTGCATTAAAACAAGGTGCAAAAACAATTGTTTATTCTACAGGATCTGCAATAGTAGATGTAATGTCAGATTTAGGTGATATTAATGTAACTGGTATAGCAAATACCGGATCATCAACATACTTCACTTTACCATCATCTGATGGAAGTAGTGGACAAGCTTTGGTAACGAACGGTAGTGGTCAACTATCTTTTGACTCAGCTGGTATATCAACAGGAAAAGCTATTGCAATGGCAATAGTGTTTGGTTAATAGGAGGAAAATATGGCAAACCCAAATATAGTTAATGTTGCAACTATTAATGGAAAAACTGATGTATTTGCTTTGACTACTACAGAGACAAATTTAGTTACAGCAACAGCAAACACAGTTTTTAAAATTAATTCTATAATGGTTTCAAACATTGATGGCACAAATGCAGCAGATGTAACAATTAAATATAATGATGGTTCTAATGATAGAGCTATTGCAAGTACAATTTCTGTACCTGCTGATGCAACACTTGCAGTTGTAGATAAAAATAGTTCTTTTTATTTAGAAGAAAATGAAATTATAAAAGGAACAGCTTCTGCTAATAGTGATTTAGAATGTTTGATTTCATATGAAATAATTTCAGACTAAGGAGGTTTTATAAGCTATGGCTAATGGCGGAATTATAGGACCTGAAAATAAGCTTTCGTTTGGAAAAGATAAAGTTACTTCACATACATCAAGTACACCTAGCGCAGTCACAACACAACCAGGAACAAGATTTGTTAATATTTTAGTAACAGCAGGTGGTGGAGGTGGAGGTGGTAAATCCGCAAGTGCTGTTTATAAAGGATCAGGTGGTGGTGCAGGTGGTTTAAGAAATCTTTCATGTATACCAGTTTGTGGAAATACTGCTTTAGGAGCAGTTACTATTGGCGGTGGAGGATCAGGTGGAGGTTCAGCTTCTAGTGGTGCTAAAGGTAGTAATTCAAGTTTAGTTATAGGTTGCACAACTTATTCAGCAACTGGTGGTGGGTTTGGTGGTCAAGGAGGTGGTGGCCAAGGAGGATCAGCTGGAGGAATATCTTGTTCAGGAGACAATCCAACTGTACAATCAGGAAATGAAGGTGGATATTCTCCACCAGAAGGAAATGCAGGTGGTTTAGGTGGAGGGCCTCAAGGTCAAGGAGCTGGAGGTGGTGGTGGAGCTGGTGCTGCAGGTTCAAATGGAACAACTAACAATGGTGGTAATGGTGGAGCAGGAACAGATGTAACTCCAAATTTTGGACCAGGAATACCAAATTGTGGAGTTTATGCTGGAGGAGGAGGTGGTGGTGGACTTTCATCTTCAGGTTGTGGTGGTACTGGTGGTGGAGGAAATGCAAATTCAGGTATGAATGCCACAACAAACACAGGTAGCGGTGGTGGAGGTGCTGGCCCAGCAGGAAATTGTGGAGGATCAGGCGGCTCTGGTATAGTCATCGTAAAAGAATTAAACAAAGCTTCAGGTGTATGGTCATTATCTGAACAATTAGAAGCAAAACAAGATGGAACATGGCCTGAATTTTTCTTTGAATTAAAATGTGCTTCAGTAATGGTAGTAGGTGGAGGAGGAGGAGCAGGAAGTGCACCTTCACCAGGTGGTGGTGGAGCAGGAGGTATGATATTGAGTCCTGGCCCAGTTGCTATTATTGCTTGCACAAAATGTGCAACAGTGCCTATTACAATTGGTGCTGGTGGGTCTGCTGGTCAAGTACAACCAGCTGGTCCTGGACCTGCATTAGGTGGACAAGGAAGTGATACAACAATTACATTAACAGGTGGAACACCTTTAATTGCAAAAGGAGGTGGAGCTGGTCAAGGTGGACCTGACTCTCCATGTACTGCAAGAACTATTGGTGGTTCAGGTGGTGGTGGTAGAGGTGAAGACCCTAGTCCAGGGAATACCAATCCAGGTAGTGCTTCTAATCAAGCACCATCAATGCCTACATCTTTACAACCTTTTGGTTTTGGAAATGCAGGAGGTCCTGGACAATCTTGTGGTCAATCACCTAATCCAAGAGGAGCAGGTGGTGGAGGAGGAGCTGGAGGTGCTGGAAGCTCTGGTTCTGGAAGTCCAACTGGTGGAGGAGCTGGTGGAGCAGGAAAAGATGTTTCTCCTGTTTTTGGATCATCACCTCAACCTTTTTATATTGCAAATGGATCAAATGCTGGAGCATCAGCTGGAGGTATTTTTGCAGGAGGTGGTGGAGGAAGACAAGATGAAAATCAATCTCCAGGAAGTGGTGGTGCTGGTGGAACTGGTGGTGGTGGAAATGCAACAAATAATGCAAACGGTAGTGGTGTTGCAAACACTGGTGGTGGTGGCGGAGCAGGTTATGGACCATCAAATAATACACCAGGTCCTAAAATACCAGCTGCTTATGATGGTGGTTCAGGAGGATCAGGTATAGTTTTAATAAGAGTTCCAGGACCTAATGTTCCTAGTGGATTTGCAGTTGCTCCTGGTACAAATACTATAACAACTCAACCTTGTGGAGCTAAAGTTGCTGCATTTACAGTTTCTGGAACACTAACAATAAGTTAATTTTATTATGTACAAAAATTATAAATTAATTAATATAGTAACATTTAAGGAGTAAAAATATGGCACATTTTGCAGAATTAAAAGCGATGACAGATCCAACTGGATTTACATCAAATTCACATCAAATTGTACAAAGAGTGGTAGTAGTAGGAAACGATGTTGTTCCTTCAGATATGCATGCTGATGGAGAAACATGGTGTGTAAATTTTTTCAAAGGTGGAATTTGGAAACAAACTTCTTACAATCATAATTTTAGAAAACAATATGCAGGTGTTGGAATGGTTTATGATCCTGTAAAAGATAAATTTTTAAATAAACAACCTTATGCTTCATGGTCATTAGATTCAAATGATGATTGGCAAGCACCAATTACATATCCATCTGTTACTAATGATGGAGCAGATCCGGTTGTTTGGAGTTATGTTATTACATGGAATGAAACAAAATATAATGCTGACAATACTAAAGGTTGGGAAGCTTACAAAACTAACGATACATCGGAAACACCTACCAAATACGATTGGAATGGCACAGCTTGGGTGTCCGAATAGGAGACTTAAATGGCCAAATCTAATGGCGGAATAATCGGAAAAAAGAACGTAACATCTTTTGGAAAAGGTACTACAACAGAAAATACATCATCAGGTTGTCTTACACTTCAACCAGGAACTAGAGTTGCTCAAGCTTTAATTATCTCTGGTGGAGGTGGTGGAGGAGCAGCTGGAGCAGGAGGTGGTGGTGCTGGTGGTTATTTATGTACCGAAGTCAATGTTCAAGGAACTATTCCAATAACAGTTGGTGGCGGTGGTGCAGGAGCACCTAGTGGTTCTGCTACTGGAACAACTGGAACAAATTCAGTATTAAATACAACAAATTCTTGCGGTGGTGGAGGTGGTGGTAAAACAGGACCATCAAGTGAAAACTGTGGAGTTGCTGGAGGTTCAGGTGGCGGAGCATCACGTAATTGTGGAACTGGCGGAGCTGGTGTTGCAGGACAAGGTAATCCTGGTGGAGATACAAATGCACCTCCTGGAAAAGGTGGAGCAGGTGGTGGTGGAGCAGGCGCCGCAGGTAGTACAGGCGGAGATGCTACAGGAGCTGCTGGTGGAGCTGGAAGTAATTCATCACCATTATCATCATGCACTTTTGCAGGTGGTGGTGGAGGTGGTTCAGATTGTATAGGACAACCAGGTGGAGCTGGAGGACCAGGTGGTGGTGGAGCTGGAAGAGGAAGACCTCCGAGTGGAACTCAAGCAGGTGAGGCAGGAACAACAAATACTGGTGGTGGCGGTGGAGCAGGTTGCGGAAATGGCGGTGCTGGAGGAGCAGGTGGTTCAGGTAGAGTTATTGTAAAAGAATTAAACAAAGCAACTGGTGTATGGTCTATGAAAAGTTTATATTCTTTAAGGAGACAAGGAACATGGCCAGATGGAACAGTTGTTAATCCATTTGATGTAGAATATTTAATGGTCGCTGGTGGAGGTGGCGGAGCAGGTCAAATTTCAGGTGGTGGTGGAGCTGGAGGATTATTATATTCATATTGTAATGCTTCTGCTGCTGCATTAAGTTTAGATACAGGTGTATATGATATAACAATCGGAGCAGGTGGTTCTGGAGGAACAGGACCTATTCCATCTTCAAGTAATGGTGGAGATACAACTATTGCAAATCAGCCAGGAGCTTTAAGTACAGTTTGTAAAACAGCAACTGGAGGAGGACGTGGTAACGGTGGAAGTGGAGCACCTGGTGGATCGGGTTCAGGTGGTAAATCTAATAACAAAGGATCAGGTAATGATCCTGCTGTTCCAGCAGCATTAGGAGGACCTCAAGGTAATCCTGGTGGAACAAATGGTGGAGGAGCCGCAGCCGGCGGAGGCGGTGGAGGAAGAGGAGGAGCAGGATCTTGTGCGCCTACTCCAGGATCACCTCCAGGAGGACCTGGAGGAGCAGGTGGAGTTGGTATATCTACTTCAATTTCAGGTTCATCATTATCATACGCAGGCGGTGGTGGTGGAGGCGCTTATAACCCGGGAACAGCAGGTGGAGCTTCTCCTTGTGGAACAGGTGGAGCTGGTGTACCAGGAACAGGACCTACTTCGGCAGGTCCAGCAAATAACGGAACTACAAACAGAGGTGGAGGTGGTGGAAGTAATGGTGAATCATCTCATACAGCTGGTGCTCCTTCAGGTAGTGGTGGATCGGGTGTTGTAGTTTTCAGGTATCCAAATGCAGCAGCGCCAAGAGTATCAATTGCACCTGGAACAAATACAACAGCGCCAGTGCCAGGATGTCAGACTGCAGCTACATTTACTGTTACAGGAACATTTACAGTTTCTTCTTAATATTTACTTTTGTTTTAAATTAGTTTAGATAGATATAGAAAGTGAATATATGAATTTAACAAATTATTATTGGTTTTTTCAATCTGCAATACCTTCTCGTATTTGTGATGACATAGTAAGATATGGTCATCAATTACAAGATCAAATGGCAGTTACAGGTGGTTTTGGTGAGGGAAAAAATTTAAATAAAAAACAAGTTAAAGATTTAAAAAGAAAAAGAAATTCAGATATTGTTTGGATGAATGATAGATGGATTTACAAAGAAATACAACCTTATATTCATCAAGCAAATAGAAACGCTGGTTGGAATTTTGAATGGGATTGGTCTGAATCTTGTCAATTTACAAAATATACCAAAGGTCAATTTTATGATTGGCATTGTGATAGTTGGGATAGACCTTATTTTAGACAAGACAATCCACAAGATCCGACAAATGGTAAAATAAGAAAACTATCTGTAACAGTTACTTTATCAGATTCAAAAGATTATAAAGGTGGTGAATTAGAATTTGATTTTAGAAATTTAGATCCAGATAAAAAATATAATATTCATAAATGTAAAGAAATATTACCAAAAGGATAGTTGGTAGTATTTCCTTCTTTTGTATGGCATAGAGTATGTCCTGTAAAAAAAGGAGAAAGAAACAGTTTAGTAATATGGAATCTAGGGTGGCCATTCAAGTAATAGATAATTTTTTAGATAAAGAAAATTTTAATAACATTAAAAATGTTATTATGGGAGATAATTTTCCTTGGTATTATAATGATTTTATGACTAGAGATCCTGATAACAAATTTTATTTTACTCATACTTTTTATAGAGAACCTGGTCTTACAAGTAATTGGTTCGATGTTATGTTACCAATAATTCAAAAATTACAAAGTAAAAGTATTATAAGAATAAAAGCTAATAATTATTGTTGGATACATAAAAAAGATAAAAATGAAGAACATGTAGATTATTCTTTTAAACATAAAGGATGTTTATTTTATTTGAATGATAATAATGGATCTACATATTTTAAAGATAAAATAGTTACACCTAAAGCAAATAGAGCTGTTTTTTTTGACCCTAGTATTCCTCATTCAAGTAGTTTATGTAGTGACCAAAAAAGGAGAGTAACTATTAATATTAATTATTTTTAAAGGAGAAATATGAAAAAGAAAAAAAATAAAAAACAAAAAATAAATTCTCTTAAATATCCAAAACAATTAGTAAGAGAAGATTTATTTAAATGTCCTATTTGGTATGCAGAAGAACCAGGTTTTGTTGAATCATTAAATAAAGCATCTGATCCATATATTGAAGCATCAAAGAAAAATTTAAAACCAGAAATAGATAAAAGAAATAAAAAGTTTGGAAACAAAGGTGATATGGGACATGTGTTTCATTCAACATCTTTGATAGGTGATCCTAAATTTGCTGAACTACAAAACTATGTAGGAGCAACTGCACATAATTTATTACAAGAAATGGGTTTTGATTTAACTGGTTATACAGTTTTTATTACAGAATTATGGGTACAAGAATTTGCATCAAAAGGAGCAGGTTATCATACTTTACATACGCATTGGAACGGTCATATATCAGGCTTTTATTTTTTAAAAGCTTCAGAGGTAACTTCAATGCCATTATTTGAAGATCCAAGACCTGGTAATTTAATGAATCTTTTACCTGAAAAAAATAAAACAAATGTAACTTATGCATCTACGCAAATTAATTATAAAGTAAGTCCTGGTAAAATGATATTCTTTCCATCATATATGCCACATCAATATATAACTGATATGGGTTATGAACCATTTAGATTTATACATTGGAACTGTCAGGCAATACCTAATTCAGGATTACAATATAAAGGAGAAAATGATGTCATTTAAAACAAATAAATATAGTGTATTAA